TATTATGGTAGATGAGTGTCAAAATATGTCTTTTCATGAGTTAGACTCAATTATTACTCGAATCGGTGAAAACTGTAGAGTAATCTTTTGCGGAGACTTTAGACAGGCAGACTTAAAAGCAAATGGACTACAAGATTTTATCCGTGTTCTTAAAATGATGGACAGATTCACATTCATAGAATACGAAGTAGAAGACATTGTTAGATCCGATTTCGTTAAACAGTACATTATTGCAAAGAATGAATTAAATCTATGAAAGCAGTTATAAGTCACAGAATATATATGGATTGCACAGCCGATTTGCAGGAGCAACTCGACAGAGAGCTTACGTATACTATTCCAACTCACAACCCTTTGGATCCTCCGCAAGTTATTAAAAACATGGGGATTATTCGTAATGGGCTAGTATCTCTTCCTGTAGGACGAACGGATTTAATTCCTGAGCACTATGAGATAGTTGATAACCGAGTGAGTAAACCTGTGGCTTTTCCTGAGTTTAAGTTCGAGCTACGTCCTAGCCAGAAAGATGTCTATGACGAGATTAGTGACAATGCAATAATAAACGCATGGGTCAGCTGGGGCAAGACTTTTACGGGTCTTGCAATAGCTGGCAAGCTTGGTCAAAAAACATTAGTAGTGACACATACAGTGGCTCTACGAAATCAATGGGCCAAGGAAGTGGAGAAGGTTTATGGAATTGAACCTGGGATTATTGGTAGTGGTAGGTTTGATACCGACAGTCCTATTGTTATTGGAAATACTCAGACTCTGTATCGTAACATTCCTAAAATAAGAAGAGAGTTTGGCACAATCATCCTAGACGAAATGCACCACGTCAGTAGTCCTACGTTTAGTAAATTACTAGACACAAACTACTGTAGATACAAGATAGGTCTATCGGGTACTATAGAAAGAAAGGACGGCAAACACGTTGTGTTTCGAGATTACTTTGGTAATACTCTATTCAAGCCGCCAAAAGAAAACTATATGACCCCCTCTATAACTGTTGTTCCATCTGAGATTCGTTTCATGGATGGTGCTAGAATACCTTGGGCTAACCGAGTAACAAAACTAGCCAACACAGAGGAGTACAGACATACAGTATCAATGCTAGCGGCAGCCTACGCTGCAAAGGGGCATAAAGTATTGGTAGTAAGTGATAGGGTGGCTTTTTTGAAAGCCTGTGCTGAGCTTACTGGGGATAAGGCAATTTGTGTAACTGGAGAAGTTCCGCATGAAGAAAGAGAAGCACTTATAGATAAAATTCTCTATGGAGACGCGGAAGTACTCTACGGTACGCAGGCAATTTTCTCGGAGGGAATATCTGTTGACAATTTAAGTTGTCTAATACTAGGTACTCCTGTTAACAACGAACCCCTGCTTACTCAGCTTATCGGCAGAGTAATCAGGAAAAAAGAAGGTAAGATAGACCCTGTAGTTATAGATATACACTTGAAAGGAAATACGGCTAGAAAACAAGCCTCAAATCGTATCGGGTTCTATATGAAACAGGGTTGGGACATAAGGCATTTATAGTGAACATTTCAGACAAAATAGAAAAAATAGTTGCAGAACAGTACGGATGTAAGTGGGAGCCTGCTATGAAGAACATAGGAGACTTTTACATATCCGAAAACGAAGCTGTGAATGTAAAATCTAGTAATGTAGCAAAGAACAATTTTGCTCCAAATATGGTGTCTGCAATGAAAGTTTACGATTATCTTCGTTCCGGTAATCTTCTCTATTTCATTTTTGTAGACTATAAGTTGAAAGACAATAATGAAATAGATATAGTTTATATATCTGATTTAGTTCCTATCAATTATATAGATTGGAGTTGTTTAAAAATACAAACACAAGGAACAGGTGTCATACAAATGACTCACAAAAACTTTCACTACAACCCGCAGTCTGAGGAGACTTGGATTGACGGCTTAAAAACTGCGTACAAAACTTACATAGGGAGAGAACGAGAGAAGATGTTGCGTCTCGAAAAATCCTTAGGTTTAGAAAAATAATTCTTGACAACTTGGTAAAAACAAAGTATAATATATGCTCTTATTTGATTGGAAAAAGGTTTATGATACGGCAGAGGGCAATATTGCTCGATGTAACTTGATAATGGAAATGTTAGTAAATCAACAAATCCCTCGTAACAAGTTTGACCCTATTTATAAATATTCACATAAAAACTTCGTAGGTTCGAGTTTCCTCGTTCATGGGGAGTTTTTACTCTTCAATTCTTATAAGTATACAAACAAAGAACTATGTATATACTATGCCTTAGCTTCTCTTAGGAGTTATGCGGACTATATTACATATAACAAAACTACGCTAGATTCACTGCATTGTCCAGTGCCTCTAGACGAAATTAACGACAACAGGCTACTCATAGTACTAGAAGATGAAATCACTTTTATCTATGAAGAAGTCACACTGGAGACTATACACTAATGGCTATTGCATTTAATCAACAAAAGGGCTCTGCCCAAAAATCATCAATCTCATCCTTTCAGTACAAAGACGGCGACAACAAGATGCGTATTGTTGGCGACATTCTTGCTCGCTACGTTTACTGGATCAATGGTGAGAACGGTAAAAATATTCCCATGGAATGCTTATCTTTCGATAGAAACACAGAGCGATTCAACAACATGGAAAAAGACTGGGTTCGTGAATACTACCCAGACCTGAAGTGCGGCTGGAGCTATGCTACTCAGTGCATTGACAACGGAGAAGTTAAAGTAGTAAACCTCAAGAAGAAGTTGTGGGAGCAGATTATTACTGCTGCTGAAGACCTCGGAGATCCTACTGATCCTGAAACTGGTTGGGACATTTGTTTCAAGCGAGTAAAAACAGGGCCTCTTCCTTACAATGTAGAGTATCAGCTACAAGCACTCAAGTGCAAGCCTCGCGCACTTAGCGAAGACGAACTGGCGGCTATTGCTGAACTGAAGTCTATGGACGACGTTATGTCTCGTCCTACTCCAGACGCTCAGAAAGAGTTGCTTGATCGAGTTCGTAACCACGGTGACGAGACTGACGACGAAGCATTAGATGCGGAGTTTAATGTAGGATGATTCTCTTTACAGCGGACTGGCACATCAAGCTAGGACAGAAAAACGTCCCAGTTAAGTGGGCGACAGACCGTTATCAAATGTTCTTTCAACAGATTTATGAACTGGAGAAAGAATGTGATATGCACATAATCGGAGGCGATCTCTTTGATCGTCTTCCGAATATGGAAGAGTTGGAGCTTTACTTCTCGTTTATTCGAGGAGTAAAGATTCCAACAATTATCTATGACGGAAACCATGAAGCAACTAAAAAGAATAAGACTTTCTTTACACAGTTGAAACAAGTTTCTCGAGATATTAACCCCTTAATCAATGTAGTAGATATTTCATACGTTGATAAAGATCTTGGGTACGGTATATTACCTTACGCAGATTTACACAAGAAGGGTAGCATTGATCATTTTGATACGAGCAAGCCTTTGTTCACTCACATTAGAGGAGAAATACCACCGCATGTAAAGCCGGAGATCGACCTAGACTTACTAGAAGATTTCCCTGTAGTATTTGCTGGAGACCTACACTCCCATAGCAATACACAACGAAATATTGTATATCCTGGTAGTCCAATGACTACTTCTTTTCACCGAAGTAAAGTAAAAACAGGGTACTTGCTTATTAACGAAGCCAACTGGGATTGGTTGTGGGAAGAGTTTAGATTACCACAGTTGATTCGTAAAACAGTTACAAGTAGTGAAGAAATGACCCCTACTGAGTTCGATCATACGATCTATGAAGTAGAAGGAGATATACAAGATTTAGCAGGAGTGAAGAACTCCGAACTTCTTGATAAAAAAGTAGTAAAACGTAAGTCAGAGGCATCCCTTATCATGGATAAAGAGATGTCCGTACAAGAAGAACTAGTAGAGTATCTAACATATATACTCGAAATTAACCCTGATAAAATACCAGATATCATAGGAACATACAATGATTACACTACAAACATTGAAATGGGATAACTGCTTTAGTTATGGTTCTGGTAATGAGTTAAAATTAAACGATAATACTGTTACACAAATCCTTGGTACTAATGGGATGGGCAAGTCGTCCATCCCATTAATCATCGAAGAAGCGTTGTACAACAAAAACTCAAAAGGAATCAAAAAAGCAGACATTCCTAACCGCTATGTAAATAATGGTTACAACATCTATTTGTCTTTTACTAAAGATGAAGATAGATATGAGATTACGGTAAACCGTAAAACAAGTATAAAAGTAAAACTCGAGAAGAACGGTAACGATATATCTAGCCATACAGCTACGAATACATATAAGACGTTACAAGAGGTTCTCGGAGTAGACTTTAAAACATTTTCGCAGCTAGTATATCAAAATACGAATGCGAGCTTGCAGTTTCTTACTGCTACCGATGCGAACAGAAAGAAGTTTCTGATCGATCTCTTACACTTAGAAAAGTACGTTGAATTGTTTGAAGTATTTAAAAGCGCTTCAAAAGATGTTTCGAGTAGGTCTTCTACCATAGCTGGTAAACTTGCAACAGTAGAAAAATGGTTACAAGATAATAAATTGAGTGATACAT